TTCCATAATAACTGTTTCTGTCCATGTATGATCTCCTACACCTCTTAATATAGGTACCCCTTTTTTAGCACCTACAGTAGAACAGCTAACACAAAAGTCATAACCATATTGTGTAAGTCTCAATTCTGGCATAGGTGTACCGCATTTTGAACAAGGAATCATTTTCATTTTTAATGAAGTTTTAATAGTCTGTAACATAAATATATAACCTTTTAGAAATTCTGGGTGAATATACGAAAAATATATTAGGAAACCAAATATTTATGTGATTCTTTTATGGAAGGATTAGTAATTTTAATCTTTTCTTTAATTAAATTATCTTTTTTATTAATAATGATAGTAAACCCATCATATTCATAAGTACCTACTTCGTAACGATGAATTAAATGTTGTAAATTATAAATTATATTATTAAATGAACTTTGATTAACACTAGATAGTTTGAATTTAACTATAATATCTCCATTACTATCGCCCATTTTAACATAATCTTCTAAATTTTCAGTATTGTACATATAAGAATATTTACTCCAATCATCATCACTAAAACTAAGAAGTTGATTAGCATACATATGTTCATCAAAATTTATGAATATATTATAAAATGAAATATCATTAATGTAATTAATATTAAAAAATGCAGATACCATTTTAAATGTATTAAAATTATTAGAGTCAATTTCAATTTCCGAATTTATATTATAATAATAATCATTAGGTTTACCATGACTAAACCCACCCCATTTTCTATTAATACGAGTCATTTCAACCATATCAGCATGTTGTTGTAATGTAGCTCTTACTTGTGCTTTTGTATTTTCTTTATTATGCCAATCTTGTCCTCTACTAGAAACACAGGTAAAATGATAAACTAAAGCATCCCATGTTTGGACTATTTTATTTCCATTTAGTACTAATCTATTTAATACATCAGAGTCCTCTCTGGAACGTCTAAAGTATGTATCATGTCCACCTATATCATTCCAAACTTTTTTATACATTGTAAATGGAGCAAAAAAGTATTCTGTTTGTTTTTCCTCCCTATTATGTTCACACCAATCTAAAAATAATTCATATTGAAAATCTTCAGGTGATAAACCAAAATCCATAGTATGTTTTTCTAAACCAGGACCATGTAAAGGTGGTTCCACCCTAGTACTAGACAATATCATGTTATCTTTTATGTGTTTACTAATATATACATCATAGTCCTTACTAATTACCATATCTGATTGTAAATAAGATACAATATCATTAGATGCAAATTTAAACATCTCATTTATGTTTCTAGCATATCCATAACAAACTGGAAGTGGGTTTTTAAGGATTTTTAAGTTAGGAAATATTTGTTGTTGTTTAGTTAACCATTCAAAAGTACCTTGGTTATCCGAATCAATAAAAACAATAATTTCATGTTCTAAAGTAGATAAATTATCCTTTAGAGATTTAAATAATAATTTAATATAATCTAATTCATTAACGGCTGTGTTAATACAAAAACTAATTAAGTGCTTCATATACTCTTTTTAATGCTTTTTCCATACCTATATAAGGTAATTTTAATTGATTAAGTGCTCCAGTATAGGCATCTGCCATACCCTTTTCTTTTATATCTATATCACATCTATGAGTTGATAACTCATTAATAAACAAAGCTATGTCAAGTAAACTGTAAGGTTGAACATAGTTGGCTTCTAATAGTTTATAATGTGGATTTGTAATAGAATATTCAATTAATTTAATTAAATCATCCATGTAAATAAAATCCATAAATTTATTTTGATGAATAACTAAAGGTTCTTTATTAATATATCTTTTAATATTAGATTTAATAAATCTAGTATCCCATTCATTTTCATCAAAAACACCAAAAATTCTAATGTTAGTAAAATTATCTTCAGACTTAATAAAAGAATTTATAACGCTTTTACTTAAACCATAAGGATCAGTAGGATACATTCTTTCTGCCCCAGAACCAAAACTTATCAAATGGTCAAAACTTACAAATTGGCTACTTAAATTATTAAACATAGCAATATTATTAAATAAAATATCACTATTATCTTTAGTTAAACGACTACCACCTACGTTAGCAGTATGTATTACGCAGTCAAATTTTTTATCTTTAAAGTATTCTTTAGTTTCGGATCTATTAGTTAAATCAAAATCTTCTCTACCTATTCCAACTATATCATAACCTTTTAGTTTATTTATGATACTTTTACCTACATATCCATTTTTGCCTGTTACTAATATTTTCATCTTTTTAAATTTAAGTAAGAAGGTTTATTATTATATAACATTCTTTTAAATATTTTAATTTCTGGAGTTGATGGTTTGTATAACTTAATATTATCAAATTCAGATAATATTTTAACATCTTCTTCAGCCCAGTGAGAAAAACCTAAATATCCATAATCCTTATCTCTACCACCCCCAACTAATTTAACTGGTATTTTTTCATTATTTAAATAATTTCTAATCCATTCAAATGGCCTGTATAATAAAAAAGGTGTAATAGAATAAACAACAGGTATTTTACCTTCTAAAGCCATCCCACAGGCAGCTCCTAACATTAATTGTTCAGACGATAAAAAATTAATAAATCTATCAGGATAATCTAATTTAATTTTATCCCAAAGACCGTAACCTAAATCACCAGTTAAAACATGAATGTCCTCATTTAAAGACATTTCATCATGTAAAAATTCTGCAAATTGTTTTCTCATAATGATTTATAATCTTCTTTACTCATAACATGATAATGAGCATTAATTCCTTTTAAAAATGGGGCCTGATTAACTGATGTAAATCTTAGTTCTATTTTAGGTAAAAATACCTTTAATCTATCAGAAAGATATTGTATATCTACTTTATCATACGCTGCGTAGCCATTTATGTTAACATATATTTCAATATTATCCATGTTATGTTCTTTAATAAAACGTAATGATTCCCAAATACTTCCTTCAGCACATTCACCATCACTAATTAAAACATATACTTTTCTATTTTTATTAGCTAATGCTCTTCCAACTCCAATAGTAATACCTGTACCTAAACTTCCAGTTGAGCAATAAATACCATCTTCTTCAGCTAAATGAGGATGACCTCCATATTTAATAAATAATTCTTCTGCGTTTTTACCTTCATACTTTTCTATTACAACATATAATGCTAAAGCCGCATGACCCGAAGATAATATAAAAATATCTTCTGGGTTTTTAGTTTTGTAAATTTCATCTACTATATCTACAGCAGATAAATAAGAACCTAAATGTGATAATTTATGTTTATAAGCAATATCTAATATACGTTTTTTTAACTTATTCATTACCATATAAAATTATTTTGATAATATTCAACTATAGCTGGTAGTTCATCATCAAATATTTTTTTAGGTTTCCATCCTAATTTTCTTAATTTATCATCATTTAGAGCATACCTTATATCTTGACCTTGTCTTGAATAATCAAAATCAATATATTCAAAAACACGTCTTTGAGGATAGTGTGGAAATTTATCTGCAAGATCTTCATCCTCAGGATGATATAATTCAATTATTTTTTTTACTGTAGTAAGATTTGATTGTTCAAATCCACCACAAATATTATAAATTTCATCTCTAACATGATAAGGTCTTTCTATGATTGTAATTACAGCGTCAGCAGTATCTTGTGCATGTAACCAATTTCTAATAGGTTCACCATCATTATGTAAAGGTATTTTTTTACCTAAACCTAAATACTTAATTGATTTAGGTATTAATTTTTCAGTATATTGACCTATACCATAATTATTAGTTGGTCTTAGAATAACATAAGGTAATTTATATGTTCTTGCCCAAGCTAAAATTAACTGGTCAGCTGCCGCTTTTGTAGCTGAATAGGGATTGGATGGATTTAATATGTCTGTTTCTATATGTTCTCCTTTTGTTATATCACCATAAACTTCATCTGTACTAAAATGAAGTAAAATAGGTAATTTATCAGTTTCTGCTCTATAATTTCTAATTAGCTCAAGTAAATTATGTACACCATTAACATTAGAATGTAAAAAATCCTCACTTTTAACTATAGAATTACCAACGTGTGTTTCAGCTGCTGTATTAATTATATAGTCACACTCATAAAGAAATTCAATATCATTAATATCTTTATTTTCAAAAATAAAATTATCGTACTTATTAAATTCATTAAGTAAATTAGGGTTTGAAGCATAAGTCATTTTATCTATACCTCTTACATACCACCCTTTTTCTAAACAAGTTCTAGTAATATAAGAACCAATAAAACCTAAACAACCTGTAACGTATACTACTTTCATTGGGCAAAAAATTCTTTTATTTTATCACAAACATAATCAACATCATCTAAATCCATACCATGATGAGCACCAAGTAAGAACCCATGTTTCATAACTAAATCTGCATTTTTAAATTCTTGTAAATATTCTCTATAAATTGGGTGCCTAGTAACATTACCAGCAAACGTTACTCTTGTCTGTATATTATTATCCTCTAAATAATTAAGTAATTCCAATCTACGTTCTGTTTGTAGTGGAATAGCTAACCAATTTGGTTCAATACTATCATCTGGGAGGATTAATTCTTCTACATCTTTAAGATTTTCTAAATAACGTTTTATATTATCCCTACGTTTGTTTTTAAATGATTGAAAACGCTTTAATTGTACTAAACCAAAAGCTGCACTCATTTCACTACATTTCATATTATAACCTAAAACACCATATAAAAATTTGTAATCATAAGGGATCCCGTCAACATCATGAGCAAATCTTTTAGACATATTTTCACTATTATCACCAATCCTACCCCAATCTCTATACATTAAAGCTCTTTTTACATGTTTTTCATCATTAAACATTACCATTCCACCCATACCTCCAGCTGTTATAACATGTGAAGCATAAAAGCTAGTAGTAGAAACATCGGATTCTTTAGTATAAGTAACTGTATCAGCTGAGTCCTCAATTAAATAAATATCAGACCTATTAATATTAAATAACTCATCCTTTAACTTTTTCCAATTGGGTTTATTACCTATTAAATTAGGTACCATAATTGCTTTAATATCATCTGTAATAGCGTCAATAATATCCTCAACATCTGGGACATAGGAAGTTAAATTTGAGTCAATAAAAACAGGAGTGTATCCTAATTGTACAATAGGAGCTAATGTAGTAGAAAATGTCAAAGCAGGAGTTAATATTTTACTTCCTTTAGGTAAATCAAGAGCTGCAAGTGCTAATAAACAAGCGGATGAACCAGAGTTTACAAATACACCAAACTTTTTTCCAAATTCTTTAGCTATTTTTTCTTCAAATTCTATTGTTCTAGGACCAAAACCAGCTAACCATCCTGCTCTAAGACTTTCCTCAACTGCTTTAATTTCTTCTTCCCCATAAGCTTCTAATCTATTGGGTGCATACCAAACTTTTTTCATAATTTATTTTATATATTTAACTGACCAATATTTAATCATATCATTTAATAGAGATTCAAAATTGTGTTTAGGTTTCCAACCTAATTTTCTTAATTTAGATGAATCACCTTTTAAATCATGTAATTCTTCTGCCCTAAAATATTTAGGGTCAACTTTAACATAATCTTTATAATTTAAACCTAATTTACTAAAAACATATTCACATAATTCTCTTACACTATGTGAATTACCAGTTGCACAAACAAAATCACCTGGTTCATCTTGTTGTAACATTAACCACATTGCTTCAACAAAATCTTCAGCATGTCCCCAGTCTCTAGTAGCATCTAAATTACCTAATGCTAATTCATTTTTTAATCCATATTTAATTTGTACAGCCGCTTTAACTACTTTATTTGTTACAAAATTAGTTCCTCTTCTAGGGCTTTCATGATTAAATAAAATCCCATTTGAAATAAACATATTATAGGAGTTTCTATAATTTCTACAAATATTGTAAGAAAATACTTTAGCACAACCATAAGGAGAAACTGGATGTAATGGTGTTGTTTCTCTTTGATAACCATCTTCATCTATACTATTACCAAACATTTCTGAACTACTCGCCTGATATATTTTAGCATCTGGTTTAGTTAATCTAACAGCCTCTAATAATTTTAAAGTACCAATACCTGTAGTTTGAGCGGTATAAATAGGCTGATCAAAGCTAATTCTAACATGAGATTGAGCAGCCAAATTGTATATTTCATCTGGTTGGCTTAATTGTATTACTCTAATTAATGAGGACAAATCATTTAAATCAGCATACTCTAAATTTAATTTAGAAAATAAATTATCATTTAATCTCGCTGTTTGATTTTCAGCTACAGAATTTCTTTTAACTGTACCCCAAATTGTGTATCCCTTATTATCTAAAAATTCGGCTAAATAAGAACCATCTTGACCATTAATACCCGTAATTAAAGCTACTTTACTCATACTTATTTATTATGTTTGTTATTTTATTAATATCATCATCTGTTAAATCCTGATGGTTAGGAACATAAAAACCAAATTCATTAACAAATTCGCAATTAGGTAATTTAGGAATATTATTTTCATTATACCACATTGGTTTATTAGCCATATTTCCTGCAATTAAGGGTCTTACTTCAATTTTATTATCCTGCAATTCTTGTGCTATTTTATTTCTATGCCTATTTACTACTGGAATAGCAAAACTGGATACAAAATCCCCTTTATTTTCTACTAATTTAAGTTGATTAGTTTTTAAATTACTAATATACTTTTTAAAGTTACTTCTACGTTTTTTAGAATAATCATCTAATTTATCTATAGCTCTTATACCAATAAAAGCTTGTAGATCAGTTGAACGTAAATTAAAACCAGGAACATAAAAATTATATAATGAATCAAAATCGGAACACTTATAATTTTTCCTTAATTCTTTTTGTATTGGTTTTGGAAGGTCCCTATCCCATCCATGACTCCTCATCATTAATAATAAATGATATAAATCTTCATCATTAGTATTAATAAAACCACCTTCTATAGTAGATAAATGATGGCCAAAGTATAATGAATAGAATGACGCTAAACCAAAACTACCTAAATATTTACTCTTATATTTAGAGCCCATACTTTCACATGTATCTTCAAGTAATAATACATTATATTTTTTACATAAAGCTACTATTTTTT